CTTCAATGCACCTAAAAATAGGGCCTGTAAACACCTTAAAAGCATCCTCCCTCGAGTTGATGATCCTAAGATGTTTAAACAGCAAGTGCCTTTCCTCCTTTCCAAAGGAGTTATTTCTACGAGCATTCCTCGCCTCATCAAGAAATACAAACTGTTCACGAGCCTTCCGGAGCCGTTCCTTATACCATTGGGGTTGCTTTAATTTCCCCAAGAAGGCTTCGAACGACGTGTCTGTTGATGCGGACAAGGGTACGAGGTTTTCACGTACCCATCTTTGTGTAAAACGCTTCAGCCCGCGAAGAAGCGCTCTATTTGGCCTGGGAGGTTTGCAGGCCGCACGCTTGAACACCCCCGCCAGCAATGTCTCAAAATGAGCAAAATCAGGCTTAGGGAGAGAAAAACCCAAGAGTACACAACCTAAGGATCCAGAAACGATTCTGCGAGTAAATCGTCCTGCATGCTTATGGAATTTCCTCTTGAAGATCTTTACATCTTCCTTAACCTGATCAAGCTCAGGAAGTGGAATCTCGGAATACCAAGTTTTTCCTTTACGAAAGACCCGATAACCGTACTCCACCAACCTGAGAGCCTCATCTACTGAGACACGCCGGCGATCGTAAAACCCAGGTGCCTACAGCGGAAACGATGATTATCATAGACCGACAAAGCTACTTGCATCGTTCCCGCTTGCATCATACGCATTCGTGATTCCCAATCTTTATGCCTATTTACCTCATTCATAGTTCCTACTACATCCATAATACGCATCTCAACTGCCTCCCTAGAGCAGGAGAAGAGAGCGTTCTTCCTCCACACAGCGTTCCTCAACACTGCCTCATCATATTCCAGATGTATCCACTTATTATAGGTGGTCTTCTTGGCGGTGTTCGCAACATAGGCGGCCCACGGTCCGAACACTGGCTGCCACCTGGCTTGGCCATAGTTCCACTTAGTGTAAGCCGCATAAATGCAAGAAATCGTAACAACCCACAGATCCGGGAGTACGATTGAGGACGCTGTCAACAGCCATTTCAGTTCCATCGCAAAAGGGAAAATGCTGGTCACCACCCACCATCCTAGAAGACGGAGCAATACCCTTCGGAGTCCAAAACGCCAGAAGAAGTGTCTTGTCCACACCCTCCACGAACGTTCGAACATCCAAGTCAATATAGCATCCACTGTCAAGGCGGCGGTCCTTAAGTCGTGGTTTGACACAACAAATTTATATCTAAAGAAAACCCTAACCCACGCACGGCTAGGGATTGCACTCTCTTTTATATCTTTAAATTGCAGCTCGAATGGGCGCACATCACGGTCATGGTACTCCACTTGACCTTTTACTCTGACCCACTCTTCGTACCTCTTTACCCTTACAAGCAACGTAAGCAAATTCAACACTGCGAAGAAGATTGGAAAAGCCGTGAAGTTTTCCAACAACATATCCGCAAAGTAAAGTTGCCAGTAGTGAAGGAATGAAAACACTTCGACCTCCTCAAAACAGACGAGATGGTTGCCAATGGATACACGTTCAGTTGATTCTTTAAGGATGCCCTCCTCAATGTCCCAATCCCATCGTTTGACGGTATAAGAAGTTTTGCTCTTGACCGGAGCAAACATCTTAATGGCTTTATCTTTCCATCCACAGGGTAGGGACTTAGTGTTTCCGTCACAATCAAGCCCGCCTTTAAAAGGGTCGAAATGTGCGATTGCAAAATTAACCTCATTGAGCCAGCGCTGCTGCAATTGTTCCTCAGAAAAGGAGCAAGCGGCAAAATATGGCACTGTACGGTTAAAAATTTCATCGAGGTATATGCTGGTGCGATTAACCCGGGGGCGGACGAGGTAATCACCTGGTCGTCCCCCGTGATAAGAACAGAAAGCCCATAGGCCGGCTGTTGCGAGGATGAATATGAGAAAAGTGAGCTCCAGTATACGCATCGATGTTGGTGCATGAGCTCGCAAACTTCTCTCATGAGTGCGATGATAGTAGGTGAGGTTCGAATTGTCGGAAGTAAGTTGAAGATAAATATCATTGATTCGCACCTCACGCAACGGGTCATCGGGCTCATTGGGCGGCTGGTCATCTCCATCGTTCCCAGGCCCTGGAGGGTCTGGAGCCGCTGGATCGTCCTGCTGTCCATCAGCCGGAGCAGCCTCTTCGACCGCCACATTAGCGGGAAAGTCACGTTGTTGCACGTAGGCTCGCTCTCCTTGCTGGATGAGCTCCTGGCGCGCTTGCGCACGCGTTCCACCACGTCGCTGTTGTCGTCCCTCGATCGCCGCTTGCGCCCTATTTCTCTGTGCGATAAGGGCGCGTCTTTCCTCAGCTGGCAATGCATCGAGGAATTCCTTAGGAATGTGGTATTTAAGTGCACGATTGTCCTCCTTCGTGCGTCCTCCGCCATTACGTCCACTTCCATTTGGTCCACCTGTATTTCTGGCAAGGACAGGGTGCTTGAGATGTTCAGGTATGCTTGCCAGAACTTCTCGGCCCGTTTTGGGCGGAGGCCTTTCATTACACGCGTTGTCAGGTAGAGGAGCTGGTTCGGGCCGTATAAGCCCACTATCGCCCTCATAACGCTTTGTAGTGGTCGTAGACATGGCTCAGGGTGATTATTCATAAAACTACGGTTGTAAGTTGTACCTAATCACGCTACGAAAGTTGCCTCCAGATTTCGTTGATTAAGGTGTAGGAAATCCTTTGGTCTTAGAACTAAACACCGGGCGCGCTATATCCTCCCGCTCTGAAGTCTTTTACGCGCGCTCCTTAAAGTGTAGGGTTTTCACCGAAATAGCTGGTTTACCGGAAGGGGAATCCCCTATCCGCAGAGTTTCGCTATCTACACTCACGTGCATCGTTTTAGAACGCTCACTGCGTTTTGAAGGTGGGGAAGGACGAGGAGCAATCACGCTCTCTTGGATTCAAGGGTATGTCTCCCTCAAATCCAAATTCCTTCTAAGCCCACGGACTCAGTCTTACCCCTCGGGGCAGTGGCCTAACCGTGATACTCTCCCAATTTTGGGCATTTCAACTGTCTTCGACAGTCCCACGTTCCCCAAGTATCCATCCCCTTTCGAGGCCTTGGGTCCCATGCACATTCTAAAACGAATTACGTGGAAAACCAGAACGACCAAC